ATGTCTATAGAGATGTTACAGATGGATATAAACTTACTTGATGAAAGTACATTAGGTTTATTTATGGAAGACTCTTCTATGTCAGAAGAAATTAAACAGACTATTCAACAACTTGCTCATGCTGCAATGCAGAATCAAAAAATTGAATTATCTGATGTCCTTAAAGTTATTAAACAAGATTCTATACAAGAAGCTGAAGAAGCTTTACTTGTTTCTGAAGAACTTAGAAGTAATAGAGAACAGGCTCAAGCACAAGCACAAGAAAAAGCTAAAGCAGACTTCCAACAAAAAGAACTTGAGTTTAAAAAAGAAGAATGGGCACATGAAGCTGACATGATTACTCTTAAAGAAGAAGAAAGAAGAAAAACTGAGATTCAGAAACAAACTATTCTTTCTATGGGATTTGATATTAATAAAGACCAAGATAATGATGGCACTCCTGATGTACTTGAAGTTGCTAGATATGGAGTTGATGCTGAGATTAAAAGAGCACAAGTTGCTAATCAAGCTAAACTAATTGATCATCAAATACAGGATGATAAAGAGAAAAATAAACTAAAAGCAAAAGAAATTGCTCAAAAGGGAGCAGGAAAATAAAATAAGGCTATTATACTTTAAATAGTAAACCTTCATTTTGAATATGTAATTAATTAAATAATTAAACTTAAATTTGTCACAATTATGAGTGGAACAGAGAAAACCATTGACCAATTTGCAGGATGGGATGATTCATCACAACAACATGATTTTTTTGGAGAAACTAATCTAGAAGTTGATGCAGTAGATGTAGCATTAAAAGATGATGTTAAAACAGAAGAAGATCTTGCAAAAGAAGAGGAGGAAAAAAAAGAACAAGAATTGATTGATGATCAGTTTAAAGCTTTTGAAAAAGATGCCCCTAAAGTTCAAACTGAAGATGAGGAAGAAGATAAAACTTCTTCAGGTAAAAAAGAACCAGTAACTAATGTAAATAATAAACAGACTCTTGAGTTCTTAAAAGAAAAAGGTCTTGTAGATTATGAATTAGAAGATGGTGTAGAACTTACTGAAGAAGATGCAGAACATTTACTTGAAGACTCTTGGGAGAAAGCTTTAGAGTTAGAAGTAGAAGCTACAATTAAAGACCTTCCTCAAGATATAAAAGACTTAGTAAAGTTTGCATCTAAAGGAGGTAATGTTGGAGAACTACTAGGTAAGATGATTCAACATGCAACTTCAGGTATTACTAAAGATAGTGATATTGATAATGAGGATGTTCAAGTTCTTGCAGTAACTATGGATTTAAAGAACCAAGGTTATGACCAAGAATATATAGATTCTCAGATAGAGTTCTTAAAAGACAGTGGAAAATTAGAAACTATTTCTAAAAAATCTTATGATAAGATTATTGCAACTCAGGAATCTGAGACTGCAGGTCAAGTCCAAAGACAAAAAGAAATTGCAGATAATAGAAAAAAACAAGCTAGAGAATATAAGACTAACATTACTAGTCATATTAATAGTTTGAATGAAACAGGAGGATTACCTTTATCTAAACAAGATAAGACAAGTCTTCCAACTTATATCTCAGAACCTAATGTAGAATTACAAGATGGTAGATTTGTAAGTGAAATGCAAGCAGACTTATTTAAAGTGATGGCTGACAAAGATAAAATAGTTCTTTTAGCTAAACTTCTAAAAACAGATTTTGACTTTAGTGCTATTGAGAGAAAGAAACAAACTCAAGCTGCAAGAGGAGTCAGAGAAGCTGTTGAAAGAGTTGACAGAAAGGAATTATCAAATTCAGAAAGTGGAGGTCACAAATCCAATAAAAAGGCCCTTTGGGATATGCTAGAGGGATAAACTAAATTAATTATTAACTTAAAATTAAATCAAAATGGCTACATTAGGAAGCAAGCTTCTCGTAAAAGAGATGGAGTGGAATGCCAACATGACTGAGCAATCTCACTTAGGTGCTGCTCTGATTGCTAAACCACACCGTATTCTTGGAGAAATGGACAAATTGTTTTCAGCTCAGAATTACTACTCTGATAATCCAATGTCTTCTTTGTTGATGGGTAACTCTAAAACAGAAGAAACTATTGGTAACACAGAATGGGAATGGGAGTTGAAAGGTGCAAACACTAGACCTCTAGTTGTTGTAGAAAATGTTGAAGCAGTGGGTAACACTACTCCAGGAAAATTCAAAAAAACATTCAAAATCAAACTTGATGAGAACTGGTATTTACCAGGAGATGTTATCATGCCAGGTACTTCTAACAAGAAATACCAAGTACGTGTACAAAATCAAGGAGTAAAACATGGAGATGGTACTGTCTACACTGTAAGAATGAACTCAGATGATCCACAAGCATTTATGCCTGTTAAATATTTGAAACCAGGACAACAATGGGGTAAACTTTTCTCTCAATATGAGGAAGCTGCTGAGCAATCAGGTTCAACTGTATTCAGTTTGCCAATTGCTTTCAGAAACAGAATGTCTAAGTACAGAAAAGAATACAGAATTACTGACTATGCTTCTACTGAAGTATTGGCTGTAGCTATTCCTGATTCTAAAGGTGCTTATCACAATTCATGGATGCGTTATGCTGAAGTTGAATATTGGCAACAATGGTACAGAGAAGTAGAACGTGGATATTGGTATTCAAGATCTGCAGATACTGTATTAGGTGCTAATGGTAGACCAGTAAGAATGGGTCCTGGAATCCAAGAGCAATTGGAAGATTCTCACCAACACAGATATTCTCACTTAACTGCTAAGTTAATTGAAGAGTACTTGCAAGACATCTTTTATTCTCGTGTTAAGCCAGGTGCTGGAAGACAGGTTAAAGGATTCACAGGAGAGTATGGAATGTTACAATTCCACAGAGCTATCCAAGATTGGCAAAACAAATCAGGATTTATTAAAAATATTGAAGTTTACACTAACAAAGTGACTAACTCAGTACATACTAATTCTCTTGAAGCAGGTTACCAATTTGTGAAATACAACATGGCAAATGGTGCATCTCTTGAGTTAATCCACAATCCTCTTTATGATGATAGAGAGATTAACTTTGAAATTGATGAAGTTACAGGTTTCCCAATTGAGTCTCAAAGAATTACATTCTTAGACTTCTCAGGAGAATCTAAAAACTCTAACATCAAAATCATGAACAAAAAAGATGGTTTTGCCTTTACTTATGTTGAAGGTATGTATGGTCCTTATGGTCCTAAAAATGGTGGTTCTTCTGCACACTCTGGTTCTTACTATGAAATGCATGTTGAAAAATCATGTGGTATCCATATCCATGACATCACTAAATGTGGAGAATTGATCTTGTCTCGTAACTAAGATCACTTATATAACTATTAAAAGCTCCTGTAACAAGGAGCTTTTGGTGGTAAAGGGAAAAAGGATTTCCTTAAGTTCATTATAAATATTGGAAATTATGAGTTCAGTAAAAGTTGAAATCAGACCTATTGAGTCAAAAAGATGGCACAACAAAACAGGTCAAGAGTCTTTCACAAGACCAAAAAAAATTCAAGCTTTAGTAGATGCTACTACAATGAGGTATGCTACAGGGCTATCAGAAGCTGACATTAAAGAGTTAGCTAAAAAAGGAGTAAACTATGATTTGTCTCCACACTATAATTCAGAAGCTCCTCATCCATTTTGGGATTCAGGAATGGCAATTATAAAGTTAGAAAATAATACAATGTTCTTTGACAATGATAATCCTCTAGACTATATTAAAGTAAGAGTGATGAAAGCTAGTAAGTATGTTGCCAATTCAATGGCAGAATATGATCTAGGGATGTGGCCAGAAGCTACTCATGTTATTTTTGATGAAGCAGAACAAGCATCAGTAATGGCAAGTAAAGTAGAACAAAAGAATACTGCCATCATTGAAGCATCTAAATTATCATTAGATAGAAAAGTACAATTAATACTTGTATTAGGAGGTAAGAATATGAAGAATCAATCTGCAGATTTTGTAGCTGTAGAACTTGATAAAATCATTACCAAAGATGCAGGAGAGTTTTTAAGATTTTTGAATATGGATAAAAAACAGACAGCATCACATGCTCTTGTTTTAGAAGCTCTTCAAAAATCAGTATTAAGAAGAGAAGGACAAAGAATATTCCACATGGATTCTCCTTTAGGTATTGATGAAATTGAAGTTGCAGAATACCTTTCTAAAGAAGAAAACCAGGATATTAAACTTCTAATATTGTCTAAAATTAATAACTAAGAGTTATGACAACTAGGGAAATGCACTATGACTTCAAACAGAAGTTTAATAAAATAGACAGTCAAAAAAATAAGGGACTATTGGTCCCTGAAATTGACTGGCTTCTTAATGAAGCAGTTGAACTTTTTATTAAAAGAGTTGCACAACCTAAAGTTGATAATGGTCTTGGTTTTGAAATGTCTCAAAGAGTAGTTGAAGATATTAAAACTCTTGTTGTTGGAGGAACATGGACTCCTGTAACAAATAATGTTATTGCCTTACCTTCTAACTATTTATACTTTGTAAGATGCAGAGTAAAGTTGTCAAAAGGTAATTGTACAGATCAAGAAGCAGTTCTTTATATACAAGAACATGATGATCTTTTTGAAGAAAGTGAGTTTTATAATAGTTCTTTTGAATGGAGAGAAGTAAATGGAGTTTATGAATCACAAGGTATCCAAACTTTTACAGATGGTACTTTTACAATAAATGAAGCAAAGTTGTCTTATATACGCAAACCAGCATATGTACATAATGCCCAAGATTTTGGGTCAGGGTCATATGCTCATCCTTCAGGTGTCACCTTATCAGGTGCTGTGAATTGTGATCTCCCAGACCACACCCATAGGGAAATTGTTGATATAGCAGTAATGCTTGCTGCAAGTGAAGTGCAAACTTCAGACTTACAGGGTAAAATCAGTAAGTTAGGTTTTAATCAAATTGTTTAATTAAAAAAAAAGAGAAATTATGAGTAATCGTAACAATGACGTTTTTAAAGTGTTACCAGTAACTAACTGTAACCTTTTAGATCCTGGAGCAGGAGTATCTATAGAGAATTTAGCTGTAGGTCAATTAGGTGCATTTGATGCAGCTACTAACTTAGCTGTAGATCAATTTACAAGTCCAATGCCTAAAGAAGTTTTCTTTGCTTTGGCTTATACTACTCCTTCAGGAGGTATTGACTACAGAACTTCTGCAGGTCAAGTAATACAAAGACAAGGTGTAGTAGGTTTTACTGAAAAACTTTGTTCAACAGGAGCCCCTATGAAGGTAACTGTAGGTAACTTCAAAGCTGAGTGTGATACTGAGTATGGAGTAAGAATAGAATTCCGTAATGCAAGAATTAACAGAATTCAAGGTTATAACCAATTTAGCAAAGCTTATATGGTTACAACTCCTTGTTGTGATGATTGTGCTGAAGGATGTGGTTCTTTAGATGCAAATGTATTGACTCAATTATTTGTAGCTAATATTAATGCAGATGAGTCTGGATTAGTTATTGCTCAGCCTGTTGCAAGACAAGCTTTAACTACTGCTACTCATGGAACTTCTGTTAATTATGCTGCTGGTGCAGTAATGACTAGTGCTGATGTTGAAGATTTAATTGTGTTCAATAAAACTGCTTTAGCTGCTGCTCAAGTATTTGCTGATTTTCAATTAGTAAGTCAACCTCTTTCTATTGGTTCTTTTTGCCAAGTAAACTTACAATACTACAAATTATTGGAAACAGTTCTTATTGTTTCTCTAATTGAAGGTTTTGGATGTTCAGGTGCAACTACTATTAATCAATACCCTGTGTATGCAGAAGGTACTGGTAATAATATTTTACAAAAAGAATACCATGCTTCAGGAAATGCAGGTTCAGGTCCTTACAAATTGTCAGGAGTAACAGGTACTGCTTATGGTAATATCTCTTACTTAGCTGATAAGAATACTAATTATGACCAAATTATTTTGGAATATAACCAAAGTTCTGAATCAGGGTGGCAAGAATATAGTAATCCATTAAGTACAATCTTTGCATATGAGTGTGATGACTGTAACTTAGGAAACTCTATAAAAAACTTCTTGACTGCTTTTATTACTAATACTCCTTTGCTTGATTAATCAAAAGGATTATTAAAATAAAGCTATTTAATAAAACATCTCTATTTCTATAGAGATGTTTTTTTATTTTGTATATTTGACATTTAAAACACTTTCCCATGGCTTTGAATTACACATACTTAAAATACAAAGACACTCACACACTTAAAAATACTGGAACAGTAGATCTTACTTACCATGTAAGTAAAGTAACTTGTGATGCAACTACTGAAATAAAGACAGGAGTAATTACACCTAATCAAACAGTAGTTTTAACTTTTGCAACAGATGGAAACTATTCTATTTATTTAAGTTCTTCTACAGAAACCAGTGTTCCTTTTACTATTAAATATTACGAGAATCTATTAAGTTCTTTTGTCTTAATGGCACAACAAACTATATGTGGGACAAGTTCAGGGGGAGGAGGTTCAAGTTCAAGTTCAGGGATGGGTTCAAACTCTGGATCAAATTCAAATTCAGGAGGACATTCAGGGTCAGGAGGTAAATGTGGAGACTGTGGAGGATACAATCAATGTGAAGATTACTTAGAAGCTTTTATGAAAGCTCAAGCTTTTAACACAATTAATTATCCTACATATCAAAATTATATAAATCAAACTACACAAAATAATATTTGTCTTTATACTCAAGAAGTACTTTGCAGTTTATTACATGAAAAAATATATGGAAATGCAAAAATAGAAAGAACTATGT